TTAATTGTAGATAGAGCTAAGTATTATACTTATATGCTTAGATCAGATCCACAACATGCACAGTTAGCAGATAGAGATTTTCAAAGAAAATTAAGATTACTAAAAGTAGACTACGCTACTAAAAATGACTATATGCGTAGTGATACAATCGCAGAAAGTATTGCAACACAAATAGGAGGCAGAGTAAGTTAATGACTATTAAAAGTAAAGTAACATTTGAAGACCGTAATAAACTAAGAGATAGTTTATCTAAAGAGATTATGAAAAATGGCATGAAAGTAACTGATAATATGAATGGTGAAAAAAATGCTAATAAAAAATTAGAACTAGCTGATGTATCTGATAAAATGACTATTCCTCAAGTTAAGGAATTTATTAGAAGATATAAAACTGGAGAAAATACTAGAGATTATTTAAAAAAATTTAATTTAAAAAAAATAGAACTAGACGAATTACAAAAATTAGCAGATAAAAGAACATCATAATGCCAGCAACCGATCTTATATCACCATTTGTAGTGAGTTGTGCAGGAGGTTTAACACTTAATAAAGATGTGTTTTCAATGCAACCTGGAGAAGCTCTTATACTACAAAACTTTGAGCCTGATATTAAAGGTGGGTATAGACGTATAAGTGGGACGGCTCAGTATAATACTACAATTGTACCACAAGGATCTAGTACAACTAGTCTAGTAGTAGATTGTTCAATAATATTTAATGGACAAATAATTGTAGCTAGAGGTGGTGATATACACAGAGGCACAACTAGTGGTAGTTGGACAAGTTTAACTACAGGACTTGGAACAGCAACTAGAGCTTATGATTTTGAAAAATTTAATTTTAATGGTACTGATAAATTAATTATAGCAACAGGGCATTCACCTGCACAAATAATTAATACAAGTTTTGCAGTAGATGTAGTAAATGCAACAGGTGGTGGAACAGCTCCAAGTAATCCTAAATTTGTAAAAGCATTTCAAAATCATATGTTTTATGCTGGTGCAACTAATTCACAAGAAGTTATATTCAGTGTACCATTTGAAGAAGATAATTTTACAACTGCTAGTGGTGCAGGATCATTTAAAGTTGACTCTGCTGTAGTTGGTATGAAAGTATTTAGGAATGAATTAATTATATTTTGCCAAGATAGAATTTATAAATTAACAGGCACATCAACAAGTAATTTTGCAGTACAAGAAGTAACAAGAAATATTGGATGTAGAGATGGTGGTAGCATTCAAGAGATTGGTGGTGATGTTATATTTTTAGCACCAGATGGTTTAAGAACTATTGCTGGTACAGCTAGAATTGGTGACGTTGAACTTGGTTCTATATCTAGACAAATACAATCTAGAATTGATGAAGTTACATTAGATAGAATAACATCTATGGTTATTAGAGATAAATCACAATATAGATTATTTTATCCAGTAACAGCTACAGGTCAATTATCATCTAAAGGAATTATAGGTGTATTAAAAAATAATCCAAATACAGGATCTATTGGGTTTGAATATGCAGACATAGTTGGTGTTAAACCAGCTTGTACAGATTCAGATTTTATTAGTAATGTAGAAACACAAGTGTTTGGTGGTTATGATGGATTCATCTATAAAATGGAAACAGGAAATACTTTTGCTACAGGTGCAACTACAACTACTATTCAAGCAGTGTACAGATCACCTGATATGGTAATGGGAGATCCAGGTGTTAGAAAATATATGCAAAGAGTTAATTTAAACTATGAAGGTGAAGGTACATCTATTGATGCAAACTTAGCTCTTAGATATAATTATGATGATCAAAATAGTCCACAACCAGATAAGATTGCACTACCAAGTGTAGGTGGTGCTGGACAATATGGAGCTGCAGTTTATGGCAGTTCATTATATGATGCATCAGGTGTTCCATTAGTAAGACAATCAGTAGAAGGATCTGGATTTGCAGTAGCACTACAAATAGATGATCAAAATAGTGCAGACTCATTTTCAGTTAAAGGATTTCAATTAGAATTTACCCCAGGAGGAAGAAGATAATGGCAGGCTATTCAGCACGACAGTCAAGTTTCACTACAGGTGATACTATACTTGCAGCTCATTCTAATGATGAGTTTAACCAAGTATTGGCTGCATTTCATGCAACAACAGGACACTCACATGATGGAACAGCAGGTGAAGGTGGACCTGTTAGCACACTTAGAGATGCAGATTCATTAAATAAAATATTAGTTGATACATCAAATAATCATTTAGAATTTTATGTTGAAGTATCATCAGCTGCTGTACAGCAGTTAAGAATACAAGATGGTGCTATTGTACCTATTACAGATAATGATATAGACTTAGGAACTTCCTCTCTTGAGTTTAAAGATTTATATGTTGATGGTACAGCATATGTTGATGCTATTAATTATAATGGTACAGCTATAAGTGCTACAGCTGCAGAGTTAAACATAATGGATGGCGTTACTTCAACAACAGCAGAACTTAATATACTAGATGGTGTAACTTCTACAGCAACAGAATTAAATATAATTGATGGTGATACATCCGCTACATCTACTACAGTAGCTGATGCAGATAGAGTAGTATTTAATGATAATGGTACTATGGTTCAAGTTGCAGTTACAGATTTAGCTGCATACTTTGATGATGAGATTACAGCAATGCCAAATCTTACTTCTGTTGGTACACTTACAACTTTAACAGTTGATAATATAATTATTAATGGAACTAATATAGGTCACACATCTGATACAGATGCTATTGCAATTTCTTCAGGTGGTGTAGTAACATTTTCACAAGCACCAGTATTTCCTGATGGATCTATAAATATAGCTGACATTGATCTTGATGGTGGAACAGACGTAGGTGGTGCTATCGATGACGCTGATTTATTTTTAATAGATGATGGTGCTGGTGGCACAATGCGAAAAGCTACTGCTTCAAGAATTAAAACATATATGGGTGCTTCTGCAGGTGAATTCTCATTAACAAACCTTGATATAGATGGTGCAACAGATATTGGAGAAGCAATTGTAGATGCTGACTTATTTATAGTTGATAATGGTGCAGGTGGTACAAATAGAAAAACTACTGCATCAAGAATGAAAACATATTTTACTGCTGGTGTATCTTCAGCAGCAGATGATTTAACAGCTGGTGATGCAGCAGTTAATTTAACAACTACATCAGGTAATATTACAATTGATGCAGCAGCTGGTGATGCAGATATTATATTTAAAGGGACAGATAGTTCTTCAGATATTACTGCTGCAACTTTTGATATGTCTGATGGTGGTGCATTAATACTTGAAGGTGGTGTTATTGATGTTAAAAATAGGGGATCACAATCAGTTGTAAGATTTTATTGTGAATCTTCAAATGCTCACTATGCACAAATTCAAGCACCTGCACACTCAGCTTTTTCTGGTAATGTAACTTTAACTTTACCAGCAACAACTGATACAATTGCAGGTATAGCAGCTTCACAAACATTAACAAATAAAACTTTAACTACACCAATAATTACAGAGATAGATTCAGGATCTACAATTACTCTTGATGCAACAACAGATATAGTTCTTGATGCAGATGGTGGTGACGTATTTTTTAAAGATGATGGTACAACAATTGCTACATTAACAAATTCATCTAGTGATTTTGTAATTACAACAGGTGTACAAGATAAAGATTTTATAATTAAAGGTGATGATGGTGGATCAGCCATTACAGCTTTAACTATTGATATGTCAGCTGCAGGTGCAGCAACATTTAATGATAAAATTACAGCTGTAGGTACTTCAGTATTTACTAATTTAGATATATCTGGAGATGTTGATGTTGATGGTACGTTAGAAACAGATGCTTTATCAATAGGAAGTACAACAGTAACATCTACTGCAGCAGAATTAAACATACTAGATGGTGTTACATCTACTGCAACTGAATTAAATTTATTAGATGGTGATACATCTGTTGGTGGTTCAATAACGTTAGCAGATGCTGATGGTATTGTAACTAATGATGGTGGCACTATGAAAACTATACCAGCATCAGATATTAAAACTTATGTTGGTGCAGGAGCTGGTGCATTTTCTATAGCTAATTTAGATATAGATGGTGGAACAGATATTGGTGAAGATTTAGTTGATGCTGACTTATTTATAGTAGATAACGGAGCTGGAGGAACTAATAGAAAAGTTGCAGCTTCTAGAATTAAAACTTATATTGGTGGCGGTACACAATGGCAAGCAGTTAAGACAGCAAACTATACAGCTTCAGCTGGTCAAGGTGTATTTGCAAATACAACAAGTTCAGCATTTACAGTTACACTACCTGCATCTCCTTCAATTGGAGATTCAGTTTCTATAATTGATTATGCAGGTACATTTGATAGTAATAATTTAACTGTAGGTAGAAACGGATCAAAAATACAAGGTGCAACTGAAGATTTAACTGTTGCAACAGAAAGAGCAGCATTTACTTTAGTATTTACAGATAGTACTCAAGGTTGGCTCTTACAGAATAATTAATATAGTAAATGGCAAATTACAAAACTAATCATGGCTTTGTCATTAGACATCGTTCTAGTGATCCAGATAATCCTCAAGAAGGAGAAATTTGGTATAACACTACAACTCAAAAACTTAGAGTAGCTCCTTTATTAGCTGGCTCGTGGGCAAGCGGTGGAAACTTAAATCAAGCACGAAGATATGGTGGAGGAACTGGAACACAGACAGCTGGCTTAGCTATTGGAGGTTATCAACCAGGTCAACCTAATTCAGGTAATTTATCACAAACAGAAGAATATGATGGTAGTTCATGGACAGAGTCTGGTGATTTATCAACTGGTAGATATAATGCAAGTGGTATTGGAACACAAACAGCTGCTTTAGCGGCTGGAGGTCATCCACCTTATTATAATAACACTGAAGAATACGATGGAACATCATGGACTGCAGGAGGAGATTTAAACACTGGAAGAATAGGTCATAATGGTAATTTTGGAAGTCAAACTGCAGGACTAATGGCTGGAGGTTTTGTATCTCCAGGTGAAACTGGAACAGATGTAGTAGAATCTTACAATGGAACTTCTTGGTCAGAAGTAGGAGATTTAAATACAGCTAGAGGATATGCTGGAGGATCTAACCAATCTCCATACACTGATGGTGTAATTTTTGGAGGAGGTACATCACCACTTTCTGGTAATTTAAAAAATGAAACAGAAACATGGGATGGAACTAGTTGGACAGAAACTGCTAATTTAAATTCAGGTAGATGGTCTCTTGGAGGTGGTGGAACTAGTTCAACAGCAGCTATAGGTTTTGGTGGAGCACCATTTACTGGAAAAACAGAAGAATGGAATGGAACTTCATGGACAGAATCAGCTGATTTAGCGGCAGGAAGAAATTATTTATCAGGATGTGGAACAACAAGTTTAGGTTTAGCTTTTGCAGGTGAACCTGGTCCTGGAGCAAGTCCCACAACATCAACAGAAGAATGGACTAAAGCAGTAGGAGCAAGAACAATAGACGTATCATAATGGCAAATTATAGAGCAACATTTGGAAAAAAAATTAAATTTCTTACATCAGATTTAAGTATGAGCACTGCAACAGAAGGAGAAATTTTTTATAGTGATACAGCAAAAGATTTTAAAGTTGGAGTAAGTCTTACGGCATGGTCATCTGGTCCTTCAATGAATAAAGCAAGACAAGGTATAATGGGTGCTAGTGCAGCACCTGCTACTGCAGCAATTGGTTTTGGTGGATATGCTCCACCTGTAGGTCCAAATGCATCAGGAGGAAGAGCACAAACAGAAGAGTATGATGGATCTAGTTGGACTGAAGTAGGGGATTTAAATACAAAAAAATTTAGTGGAGCTGGTTTTGGAACGCAAACTGCAGCAATAAAAACAGGAGGTGTTGATGGACCTTATCCAGCAACAAGATCTGTTAATAGAACAGAAAGTTGGGATGGAAGTAGTTGGACTGAAGTTGGTGATTTAAATACAGCAAGAGGTCAGTTTCCAGGAATAGGAATAGCAACAGCAGGATTAGTTGTTGGTGGTTTAGTTTTTCCTTCTCGTGTAGGAAATGTTGAGTCTTGGGATGGTACAAGTTGGACTGAAGTTGGAGATTTAAATGAAGGTAGACAAGAAACTATGGGATTAGGAGTTTATGACGCTGCCTTAGGTATATGCGGAGAACCAGGTTCTGGTACTCGTGTAGGAAAAGTTGAACAATGGGATGGAAGTAGCTGGACTGAAGTTGCAGATGTTAATACAATAAGAACTGACGCATATCATCATTTTGGATCAGTAACTGCAGGTTTAATAGCTGGAGGTCAAAATCCACCTAATAGCCCTAATATACTTACTAATAATGAAACTTGGGATGGATCTAGTTGGACAAACTCACCTGTTTCTTTAGGGACAGCTAGATATATGCATGGTGGTGCTGGAAGTACAACAGCTGCTATAGTATTTGCTGGTAGAACACCATCTGCTTCTCAAGCGGGTGACACAGAAGAATTAGCAGATGCAGTAACTTTAAAAACTATAACTGATAGTTAATTTAAAAATTAATAAGGAGAATAAAAAACATGGCACTATTTATATATGGTACAGCCACTAACACTGGTAAAGGATTCTTTACCCACGAAGATAGATTAAACTTTTTTTTAAGAAACTATGGTGGGCGTAATGATTCTGGTCCTATTGATGTTTGGGTTATTGGCAACAATGAAAAAGGAGCACTTTGGTTAGCTAACAGAAGTGGTACTGAAAAAACTAAAGCAGAAGCACAAGCTTTAGTTAAAGCTGCTGATGACCATGCAAGAACAACTTGGGATAATGATAATCTTGAGGGTGAATCTGCAGATGAAAAAATTTTAAGATTAGGTGAAAAACCAGGTTTTAGAACTGTACCGTAAGAAATTAAAATGGCAAATTATACTGAATTAAGAGGACTTAGAGTCAAATATGTTTCTTCTAACCCATCTCCAGGAGGGTCGGGAGAAGTTTGGTATAACACAACTGATAAAGCATTAAGAGCATTTGTAGGTAGAGCTGCATTTTCTAGTGGACCAGCTAATGTTACATTGAGAGGTGATGGCGGTGGCACAGGAACACAATCGGCATCTGTAATTTTTGGTGGATTTCATACACCACCAGCTTCTTATAAGGGAGATACAGAAGAATATAATGGAGCAGGATGGTACTCAAGTGGTTCATTAAATACAAATAGATCTGCTTTAGGTAGTGCAACTAATGGATCTCAAACAGCTGCTTTAGCTTTTGGGGGAAACACAGGAAGTAATCCAGGTCGTGATGAATGTGAAACTTACGATGGTTCTACATGGTCAGAGGTAGGAGATTTACCAGGTGGTATTCGTTTCTGTCAAGGTGGAGCTGGAACTCAAACTGCAGCCTTAAGAGTTGCTGGATATACTGGAAGTAGAGTAAATAGTTCTGATGAGTGGGATGGTTCTTCCTGGACAGCTGGTGGTAATTTAAATACCTCTAAAAGTCAGGGAGCTGGTGTAGGGTTACAAACTGCAGCAATATATGCTGGAGGTTTTAGCACTACAACATTAAATGAAACAGAAGAATATAATGGCACTTCTTGGACTGAAGTATCAAATATTGGAACTGCAAGATATGAACCAGCAGGTATGTTTGGAATTCAAGATGATTGTGTTTTAGCAGGAGGATATCCTGCTCGTAATCATACAGAAGGTTATGATGGTACAAGTTGGTCAGAGATTGCAGACTTATCAAGTGGTAGAAGTGCTGGAATGATTGGTGCTGGAAGTAGTGCAGGTAATGGATTAACTGGATTAGTTTCTACAGGATATACTAGTACTTATACAGGAAACACAGAAGAATTTAACAACTCATTTCAAGTAGTTACAGCAGGAGCTTGGGCATCTGGTGGTAATTTACCAGTTGCAAATAAATTTATGGGTGGTGGTGGAACACAGACAGCAGGTATAGCATCTGGAGGTCAAATTGTTCCAGGATCTATTGTTGGAGAAACTTACGAATATGATGGATCTGCTTGGACAGACGCATCAGCAGATATGGGAAATAGTAAATTAGGTCGTGCATCATGCGGAACACAAACAGCTAATTTAGTAGCTGGAGGACAACCAGATACAGCGGCTGTTGAAGAATATAATGGAACATCATGGGCAGAACAAACTGATATACCTGGAGCTAGAGATGCAGCAGCCATGGCAGGCATTCAAACAGCTGCTATATTTACAGGTGGTGATTATCCTAATGCTAATAATAATGCTGAAACATTTGAATATGACGGTAGTTCATGGACAGATACAACAGATATTCCAACAGCAGTAAGAGCACATACTATGTTTGGAACACAATCAGCTGCAGTGGTTTGTGGTGGTTATACAACTACTAGAGTGGCTACAACTTATGAATGGGATGATAGCTCATGGACAACTGGTGGTAACATGTCAACAGCTAGATATTCTGCAATTGGATGTGGAATTCAAACTGATGGTTTAATTGCAGGAGGAGATGAATCTCCTTATTCAAGTGCTACAGAAGGTTATGATGGATCAGTTTGGTCTACTAGACCTAGTATGGCAACAGCTAGACAAATGAGTGGAGCAGCATCTCAAGGACCTAGCACTGCAACTATGGGTGCTGGCGGTGCAACAGCATCTGCTGGAGAAGGTGTTGTAAACACTGAAGAATTTACTGGAGACACAGCGGTTACTACAGCATCAGCTATTGATTTTGATTAATGGCTCGTGTTAATTTTAAAAATTTTACACCAAGACCTAAACCAAGAAAAAGACCAAGAAGACATAAAAAAAATTTAAACAAACAAGAAAAAAGAATGCAAAAAAAATATAACAGACAGGGAAGATAATGGCGACACCAGATGAAATAAAATTACAGAAGGGAACTATAGCACCTGCTCAAACAGAGCAAACAGGTAGTGCTAAAGCTGTATCGTTAATTGATAGTTTAATTACAGGACCTAGTTTACCTACGGGTACAACTATATCACCACAGTTGCAAAATGTAGCTACTCAAGAATTATTAGCTACTCCAGGTGTATCTGGTACGTTAGGATTTACTCCACCTACTACTACTGCTGCACCAACTATAGCTGCACCAGGAACTATGACAGGAACACAAGTAGCTGCACCTACAGCTGCAAGTGCTGCACAGATGACAGCTGCAACAGTAACTGGACAAACTCCTACAATGACTGCTGCACAAGGGACTGTATCAGCTCCTATGACTGCAGCTACAGGAAATATTACATCTGATGCTACAGTAAAAGGTCAGTTAGCTGGATTACAGCAAGAGGTAGAAACAGCATTAGCATCTGGTAATCCCCTACCAGTATGGGCTAGAGGTGCTGCAAAAGCTACTGAAGCTGCAATGGCTAATAGAGGATTAAGTGCTAGTTCAATGGCAGCTGAAGCATTAGCTGAAGGTATCATGAACTCTGCTATACCTATAGCTGCACAGGATGCTGCTACATATAAGCAGATGATATTTCAAAACCTGTCTAACAATCAGCAGGCAGCTATTACAAATGCACAAGCATATCTTAAAATGGATATGGCTAACTTGTCTAATAGACAACAAGCTAATCTACAAAACATAAATACAAGACAGAATTTTTTATTATCTGACCAGGCTGCAGCCAATGCTGCATTTCAGTTTAATGCTACAAGTCAGAATCAAGTAAATCAATTTTATAGTAAACTAGCTACAACAGTTGCAGACCAAAATGCTGCTAGAGTAGATGCTATGAAAAAATTTGCAGAAGCAGAACAAAGTAAAATTAATGCATTGAATGCACAAAATACTATTGCAGTTAATGAAGCTAATGCTAAAAGAGAAGCAACAGTAAAACAATTTAATGCAACACTAGAGAATCAAAGACAACAATTTAATGTAGCAAATCAAAGAACAATTGACCAATCAAATGTTGTTTGGAGAAGAGCAATTAATACAGCTAACACAGCTGCAGTAAATGCTGCTAATCAAGCTAATGCTCAAAACTTATTAAATCTTTCTAACTGGGGATTATCTTCAGCATGGCAAC